TTCCATATCAGATACTCTAATAATACAGGCAACAGAGCTAGGTAATTCCCATCCTGCTACCTTCCACTCCATGATCTCTTCAAACGTATGTGGAATGAAGGCATCATCAGGAGCATCTTTGTACTCTTGCCAGTTATTAGGTAGGTACTCTTTACCAGGCATCGGCAATCCTCACATTAAGTAGACGTTCATTGCGTTCCTTGGACAACTCTAATGCTGACCAAGCTGCTTGTTCATTATCACGAGCCAAGAGATACCAAGTATTGGCATCAGTAGTGACCTCGTACTCTTTGAGTGGTTTAGTCATTGTCAACATGGCGAAGTGTGCGTTAGCACGCACTGTGAGTGTGAATCAGTTTTTAAGACAAAGGAACTTAGCAACACGACCCAATTGATGAGTCAGGTACTCGATCTGTTCTTGATTGTAGTAACCATTCTCACCTTGGGTACGTATACCTTGAGCTACCATATCAATCATCTCAAGGCGCATCTTACGTTGAGCATCAGTCAATGGGAGTGCCATAATTAGCGACTAATAGGATTACGAACTGTACCATATACATAAACAGGGATAACACTAAGGATACCCACCATACCAATAACAGAAAGGATAATCTGTTGCTCAGCGGGCGCTAGTCCGCACCCAGTCCACATGGTCATTCAGCAAACTCCAAAGCAAGTGATTTGAACTCATCCAACCAACCGCTGATAAGATCAGCTTCTTTTTCTGTTACATGTTGCATAATATCATCATTGAAACATGCACGATTGAGTACTTTGATGATGGGCTTGAACTCATCAGTAAATGTAGGTACTTTTATCATCATTAGTTGTTACGAAAGAAGAATGTACCGTTGCTAACTTCAATGGTGTTAAAGTCATACCGAATCTGATGATCCCAGACATCCTGCCAATCAATAGCAGCATACACAATAGAATCCTGGAGACCATACTCTAATTCATTAACAAACCACTCAGCAAATACCCTCTCTGCATGGTACTCATCAGTCTCGTACGCATAAGCCTCATCAAACTGATCAGCAGTATCAATACCAATGTCCTCTAGCTCATCAATAAACTCGATGATCTCCTCATGTGTCCACTTAGTACCAAGACGCTCATCAATACGATCATACAAGTTACGCTTATCCACAGGTAGATCCTCATACTCCTTATCCTCTACCTCAGAGGTAGTAGCAGGGATGATACCCTTAGCGTTAAGTAACTCAGTGTAGAACTGTGTGTACATAGCATAGCCATTGTCATAGACATAGCCTGCGTCCTTGATCATTTCAGTGCGTGTAGACTCACCTCTATTAATTAGCTCCATATACTCATTAACATGGTTAAGAAGTGAATCACCCTTGAGCATAAACGTAGCAATAGTGTCAGCCATTAATGAACCTCCAATGAGTGTGAATCACGAAGTGACGAGCACCTCGTGTGAATTTGAATCAAGTGAAATACAGTGGTTGTAATCAGCCTCACTAACTATCTCAATCCAAGCATGTGGAAATGAATCACAATAGAAGTCAAATGTTTCCTCAGCATCATAGTACGATGGATGACTATCAAGAGCCTCCATTGTACCATTAGTCATCATAACAGTGTAGTACATCAGTTGTTCACCAATTCATAGAGATACTGATCAACCTGATCATTGTTACGGATGAAATCCTCTACATCATTGAGATCATAGAAAGCATCACCATCTTGATCACCATATGGATCAATCAGTGCATACTCATCCTCATCATCACTGAACCGACAAACAAGTTCATAACTGGTGCATTCTTGCACAGCATCACGCAGTTGGTCAAAGGTGTAAGTAGACATAATCAATCCTCCGAATTGTGGTAATAGTTAGAAGCTAATCTCCTCGGTTGTAGGTTCTGGTTTGGTAGACTTGGTGAAACTCTCAATAATCATATCAAGAATACTGAGCATCTCATTGCCAGTCTTTGCACGACCAATCATACCAGTAGCAACCTTGCGATCAATGGTAACAGTCATGTTAGTGTTAGTAATGTTTGTGTGCCATGATCAAATGTTTAACGTGCATGTGGCTCTGCACGACATAGTATGTAACACGGTCGTATAGCCAGGTCGGGTTGCAACCTATAGCTATTCGCGGGATCGCTCGCTCCGCTAGTTCCGTCTTGTGACGACCACACACTATTAACTTGTCTAGGTGCTCGGTGAGAAGAACCGGGTCTCCTGTCCCTCACCGATGAACCTACCATACCACGGCTGGCTCGATGTGTCAAGCCCCAGAACCCAGTGGAACCGTGTAGACCCACTAATTGACAGCGACTCAAGCTGAGAGGCTATAAAGCCCACTTAAACAGTGTTAGCACTCAGCATACCTATTAACTGTTACACACGCCTTACAGGCGCTTATAGGTAAGTCTCAGAGCGTTATAACTGTGCTCTGCTGTGTTAAAGGGGAGGGCAGACAGATCACTTCATATCTATACAATTAGCCCACCTTATAACAATACACTAACCCATCAGTCTACCTTATACATAGTACTAGTCCTGTTAAACTCACCCCTCACTGTCTGTTAATAATACCTGGCCCTGATTGTACAGTATACAACAGTAAAAAGTATTCCACCTGCTGAGGTATTATAATATGACAACCGTGGTGCATCCTTGATACCGCTGCGTTGCCTAATTCAATATAGGGCCATGGGGGTAAATGCCTCCCGCCATGACGATATATGCCTTGAGAAATTTATGTTAAAAATTTAAGGGAGCAGGATTAGCTCCCTGTTAAACTTTACCATCAGTTAAATCGTTATCAACCCATGGGGCAGTAAGACGTATTTCAGAGAACCCCAGTGTATGCTCTGCAGTGCCCTCTGGGGGAGTCTCTGTATAGATTGGTGTCACCATATCTTTAGGAGGCTCTTCTTGGGCCTTATAAGTCTCTATAGCTTGATCAACTGTGTTAATAACCCGTATGTCAATAAGTTTTGATTCTAACCAGACAAGGGCTGCTAACAGAAGGTGATCAAACCATTTTATGTGTTGTCTATAGTAACGGTATAGAGCTTTGAACTCATTAAGTTTTAACTTGTCCACATTGCTTGACTTACATTAGGTAAGTGTTTAAGGAGTAAGTCTTTAATTTGATTAGCAATGTATTGGTGTTCTAATTGAGTACCATTACCACACCGAAGTTGACAGTAATGCAACCAAGACCTGATGGTTCCATTCATGTACATTCTTGTAGGAGTAGCTAATGGAAGTACTTCTCTTGCACATTCTTTAGCAATACCAGAAGCTACCATGTCTTTATAGATACGGTATGAATCAGCGTATAGTTGACCAATCCTAAAGTCAAAGGATTGTTTGATGGAATCATCTAGGTCATCAATACTGTTTTGTCGATTCTTTGTATCTTGTCTACGAAGGTGTGGTAGTTCTGCTGGGATTGGTACCTCAGCGTATCTTTGGGAGAACTCCTGAAAGGAAAAGGACCTATGACGTAGGATTTGAGTTGCTATACTACGTGTTGTATTAATCTCTACACACATGTTAACCATTTCAAATGGTGACCAGTGTTGATGATCAATAAGGTATTTAATTAGCTTAGCACTGGTCTCAGTGTTTGATTGGTTACTGGGATTAGATACCCTAGCCATGTAGCTAATTAGTTCTTCAGCGTTGGGAGTGATATGTACGAGTTTAACTTGGTGGGTAGTACTCATATGTTATTAGTGGAGGTTAGTAGGAGAGTTAATAACAGTAGTGACGGTGGTGAGAGCTTCGCTCCTCTCACAGTACTCACTGTATTAACTTAGTAATAGTTAAGTTAGTGGAGTTTGTGTCTTTTGGTCTTTGGTGGTACTTACAGAATGTCCTTTCCCAGGGACATTAATAAAGGAAGGGAAAGATGAATAAGACAACTTGTTTGTCTTAGAGTCTTTCCCCCCAAGAGAGCTGAATCCACCCTTTCAGCCCTCTTTAACATGGGTGGTTGGTTAAATCGATTGCAGGGGAAGGGATCTTAGCGACTCACCCAAGTAGGTATAGCACTGGTCTTTTTACCACTTCTTGCTTGTCTACGTTGCTCTAAATTAAACCCGAGTACTAGGTGATTTGTAGCTGATTGAGGGTCATCTAGGAATGTTTCTAGTTGATCTTTCCAGTCTTCCATACGTCTCATTTTTACTGCTTCATAAGCAGAGATAGACATAGCATCTGTAAAGTACTTGACACCTTGTGCTAAACTATCTAGTCTGTCGTCGTGTTTAACTGCACCTTTTTCACGACACATCCTAGACATTTGATAGAATAGCATATACAGCAATCTATCTTCGGGAGGTGAGTCTTTATTGGAGGCATAATCCCACTCGACAACATTGCGATCAACAATGAGTCGGTGTTGATTAAGAATAGGTTCTAATGTATCAATAATACGATCTTCTTTACGTACATTAGCTCGTATCTCTTCTACATCTATTGCTTGTTTGGTTTGTTGCAAGTGTTTCTTGAAGAGTTCTGCGACGATACCGTCTCCGAAGTTTGTTTCAACAACAAGTTTGGTAACGTTATAACGCTTACACCCACGAAGGATGTCAAGAAGTGTATTGTCGCTATAACCGTCGCGATACGCTCGTACCTCGTGAACGTAGAGAAAACCATTCTTTTGACTTATGTATGTTGCTGCTGTTTCATCTGTGCCTCTACCTGACGGATCGACTGAGCAGATCGTTTCAGTATACGGACCCCACTCTCCCTGGAGTTGCATCGGGGAGTAGAAATAATCACCCGGTAGGCCAACCGTAGGCAAGTCCTTGAGACAATTACGAGGGTCACTGCACCACACAACAGCATCCGGCGCTTGAGTCGGGTTAACAGAGGTAATGATGAGGTCACTAAATTTAAGTGGGAACTTCTCTGCATCACTAAGAGTTGTGTCTAATTGAAACTGTAGCATGAAGTTACTACGACCCATAGCTGCTTCACGCTCTAGTAGGTCATCACTATTAAAGCGATCAGGATCAGTAGGATCCCATTCCTCAGCACCCATCTCAATGTCTTCTACAATCTGTGGTGCTAGTAGTCCTTCATATTGACTGAGTTTATCTTTGCGTGGGTAACGCGATGGCCAAACAAAAGGACGGTAGTTACGTTCAGCTAATTTACGGTAAATAGTAAAGGTAGTCTGTGGTGTACCAAGGTACATAATTCGACTATCTTTTTTAGGAGTTAAGATAGACTCAGCTTCAGTACATAACTGTAGGAGCTTTTCTCGCATCATTTCTGTCATTGAGTTACCAGGAACTTCAATGTCATCAAGAATCATCAAGTCCGCACGAGAACCAGTTAGTTGTCCTGTAATACCAACACTCTTAACTGATGGTGCTTGGTGAGGTGAACAGTTAACATCAAAGCTAATACGACTCCACCGACTATCATCACTTTTAGGTCTAAGGTGTACTAACCATGGTGTCTCAATAATTAACTTTTGTAGAAAGATGGACATGTTATCAGCTCGCTCTTTAGAAGCGGAGATAATCATAATCTTCTTTTCTGCATCATTAAAGAGTGTCCACAACACAAACGCTCCAGTAATCCAACTTTTACCGACTCCTCGGAAGGCTTGGATCTGTAGTCGCTTAGGCCCGTGTTGTAGATAATCAGCAATAGCGTATTGAGCACGAGTAGGCGATGGTAGATCTAATTGACTCCATAGTGCTTGAAGAAATAGTCGAAAATCGTCTTTAAGGGCGGTTAAAGTGTCCATGTGGTAGAATGTATGGAAAGGCCCCCACAGGGGTGCTGTAGGGGCTTACAGGGGTCAATCAGCGAGCTTTATTCGTGGCTTGAGATAGACGTTATGAATCCGTTCAATCTGACCAATACGAGCGTTATTAGCACGTAGTTGTTGTTGAGGATCTTTAGGACGAATCCTCATCTCAGGATCATACGGCATATTCATCAATGCACTAAAGTTAAGTGCAGCGTTCTTTGATGGCATAAACCCATGACCAGTCATAGCACGACCAATAGGGTTCTTACCATCTACATAACCAATCTTTAGGTTATCAAGAACTTGTTTGACAAACCCTTTATCAGCTGGTTTATTAGGTGCTTTCTTAGTGGGTGTCATTAGATTCCTTGAATAAGGCTTACACTTGGTTGACTCATTTCAGGATGAATCTTAAGGACATCAGGTACTGATCGTTGAAGTTGCTTAATCTGCTCACTAGCAGACATTTGACGACGAGGTGATTGTCGTACAGTAGTAGGTGATACAGCAGGAGCCTTACGAGTAGACTTCAATACAGTACGATTAGGTTTAGCTGCAACCTTTTTGACTGTAGGTTTAGGAGCAGGTTTAGATACCAGTTTAGGTTTAGCAGGTTTAGTTGGTACTACAATAACAGGTTTAGGCTCTTTAACTGGTTCTCTATTAACAATAGCAGCTGCCTTTTGTCCAAGTGTTTGACTTCTAGTTAGGACAACTTGGGGAGATCTAACCATGGCAGTCGCTTGTTTACGAACTTCTGGAGAAGCTTTAGTACCAAGCGGAACTCTAGCGCCTACATCAGTCATAATGCTAACCCCAGGAACCTGTTCTGTACCCATCAATTGGGGGTACTTGCTAAATCCTTTAGAAATAGTTGTAGCATTAATGCCTTGTGCTTTGGCTGCAGCTCTTTGAGCCTTTAACTCTTCCTTTGCTCCACCCATCCAAGTAATAGGTTTGCCTAGTAAGTTTTCAGCAACAGCCCTCATTTGTTGCTCTACTGGATGACTATAAGCTGCTTCATTAAGCATTCTCTGTTCATCCAACATAGGTTTCATTGCAGCAAAAGCTTCTTCTGCTGTAGTAGTTTTAGGCAAAGCGGTACCCTTAAATCTACCAGGATCAGACTCAACCCCCTCTTTACCTACGTGTGCAAATGCTCTACCCCATTTTTCACCACCACCAAGGTGAGCTGGACCTGATAAAGGGATAAAGCCTTTAGCCAAAGATCCAACAGTATAACCTTGAGCCGTAATAAGATCCAAAGTTCTACGTTGTTCTGCCATAGGCATATTACGAATGTAACTTTCTACGGAAGACACGGAAGCTGGATGATGAGCTTGTGTACCAGGAATTGGTTGAGAAATTTTCCGTTGTTTTTCTTCTGATTTTTTTGCATCTAAAAGATCAGCAGTACTGAAAGCAATGGCATAATTTCTCAAGTCATCTTCAAGCAATTTATAGCCTGGTTCACTAATAATAACTCTGTAAGCCCGCTTAATCTCATCATGTTTATTACTAAGAAACTCATCAAATCCTTTTATTTTAATACCACTATCAGCGTATGCTTTTTGGATTTGTTGCAATTCAGCTTCTTTAGTTCGTAAATCATTTACGGCAATACCCATAGCACCTTGGTAATCGAGCTCTCTTTCTTGTAACAGGCGAGTAGCTGTATCTACCTTTGGTTTACTTTTAGGCATCGGCTTATTCCTTGGGGCCATTACTTAGCTCCCAATAACAGCCGACTGACCCCGCATGCGACGCTTACGTTCTTCTTCCATTTTAGCCATCATACCTTCACGTCCAGGACCAGGCTTACTACGTGGTGCAGGGGCCTTAGGCTTTACTTGTTCCTGACGTTGTGATTGCTGAGCTTCTTTATAACCTTGTACATCGGTTTTAGGTGTGGCATTTTGATATTGAGAAGCATCAAGCTTAGTCCTAGCAGTATAACCTTGACCTTTTTCAATACCATCAAAATTCTTTGTAGAGTTAGGCATACCCATTGCCTTAGGGCCAGACTCTTTACCAGCTTCTTTAATAGGATCTCGCCCTTGACGTTCCATTGAACGTTGACGCATAGCACGAAGTTCTTCGAGATCGTCCTTAAGTCGTTTAGCCATAGTTACTTAATGTGTGATAGAATGAGTTGTTCTCTTGGTGTGATACCAAATGTGGCTCTCATCCATTGGAGCCAATTGTTACTTCCTTTGTCCTGATTACACTTCCAACAGCTGGGTACAAGGTTTGATGTAAGGTCTTCGCCACCATAACACTTAGGGCGAACATGATCCAATGTAAGTTCGTGTAATTCATAAGTTTCTCCACAATAAACACATTGACAATTAAAGTGCTCTTTAATAGCGCGTCTCCACATACGCTTAGCTTCAGGGCTTGTCATGGTTATTAGATTGTACAGGTAGTGATCAGGACTCGGAAGTAACGGGGTCATGCTTTACTTCGATTACGTGCTCGATTCTTAGACGCTTTCTCCATAAAGGTTGACCCATCCTTTTTATGGCTTACATCTTTACCATCACCATTACCATAGGTACCAGCATCACGATTGATCTTATTGAGTTCAACACGCTTTTGTATTTGCATACTCTGCTTGTTGTACTTCTTTTGATACTGTAGCCGTTTAGCTTTGGCTTCAGGATTATCCTTGTAGAATTTAGACGTACGACTTGCCATACAACCTCTTTTGGACCATTTCAGGATCTACCTTTGGCATAATGGAAGCAAGTTTATCAAGCGGGTTACCTTCATAAGCAACACCACTAATGTCATTCTTGGCTAGCCAATCACATGCGGCTTTTAGATCAGCAGTAGATGCTTCACCAGATTTAATACGATTGAGCAACTCTTGAGTAACCATGTTATGGAGTTCATTAAACATGTCCTCAGTTGCTTTATTTTTAGCCATTTCTTAATACGATCTGGTCTAGTTTGTTTTCAATGCGGATCATGTGATCCTCCATCTTTTGTAATGCAGCAGCTAGCTCTTGACGTGGAACATACTTCTCAGCAAGTCGTAGTTCAATGTTATCAATGCGCTTATCAATTGCATCTATACGTGAACTAGAACGGCTTTGAATAGTCATAACTCCCCCACCAATACCTACAACAAGACTGATAGCTCCTGTAATCAATGCTTCAATCATGTTGCTCCATCAACCTAATTAGCTTTTGAGGGTAGATGGGATCCGTAGCGTATCCTTCACGCTTCAATAGATATGCACAATCTTCCCGAGTAGCTGCTCGGTTGACTCCTTTATAACCTTTGTAATCTTTATACCATTGGTTAACAAGGTGCTCTACACAGTCGTATGGTGTAGCAAAGTCTTTGAAAGATGCTCTAATTGTAACAGGACCATTACCATAGTCCTCCCAGGTAGTCTTAACGGTACCTGTACCTTTGATACCAAAGTAATTATTCTTACCGCTAAGGGCAGTACCAAATGCACTTTCTAGTGCCCATTGTGCTGCTACAACTTCTGGAAACTTAGCACCTGCTGCTTGAGCAGCTGCTTCAATACCTTCCCAAGTATTAGTAAATTGTTGAGGGGGTTGAGGAACAGGTGTACGCCAGAGCTTTACCCACTCCGCTTCATCAGAAAGGCCATAGGACCCCAGAAGACGTTCCAGGGCTTCTATGGCTTTACGTTGATGAGGCAACCCCTTGTAGTTACGGATAACATCAAGGAGTTTAATGCTCATTTTTTGAAGGTATCTTTGATACGTTGAATTTTGTCATCTTCGGTACGGTGAGGTTTCATAGCCTCAACACCACGAAGAATAAGTTGTACAATACCGTTCTCCTTAAGCTTAGAAGCACCAATCACTTCAGAGCCGATAAAGAGAGCAAAAAAGACAAGCGTCTCGTAAGAGACTTTGATGCCAAGAATAGTAATCATTGTTCTTAGTTAAAAGAATACGCGAACAGGGTTCTTAGGGCTCACCGCATACTGTTCCCAGCCCTCAGGCACCTCACCAACGTAATTAACGTGCCAGCCAGGCAGCACTTCAGGCGGGGTGATCACATTGCCCTCTTTGTCCCATTCACCACCACGGGAGATGGTGCCGATCACATCAAGGGCATGGGTGTGGCTAGCGGTGATCCAAGTGTCGTCTTCAGTGCGGTAAGCAGCCAGGACGGTGATGGCCGTGGCTTCATCGGGGAAGCGAAGGTAATGGGTCATCGGGTGATCTGCTGGAGGGTGCTGTTGGGCAGGCGGGTCGGCCAGTAGGTGATGCGGCGGATGGTGCCGTTGATGTTGTTAGTACCATCTGCTGGGAGCCAAGAACTTTGTCCAAATGTTAATCTCACTTGCGAAGCGGGGACATCACCTGATGTATCTATTGACAGCGACCCACCGTTGCTGCAAGCAGCAAAATTGTTTTGCTGCAAGCCAAATGCCAAATTTGTGATTGCGGTAGTAGATACTGCCGCAGAAATCAATGCTGACTGTAAATTATTGCTTCGTATAGATACATTATTGCTGGCAAAGTTTGTGACGTATGCCGTGTCGTTAAACGTATTTCCCACCCCAAACAAAACATTTCCTTTTGTTGGATTGAATGAGCCAAAGAATGTCCCCTCATCCTGCCGATACCAGGAAGAGAAGTTGCTACCACTAATGCTGGCCACGTCTGCACTGCGGGTGACCGTGGCGGTGGTGGTGGGGATAACGCTGGTAGCAAATGCGCCTTGCTCAAGCTGGGGCATCCCAATGCGAATGGTGAAATCCATCGCAGTGCTGCCAACAACGTTGATGCTTAGCGTTAACGCGCAGATGCCAACTGTTGCTCCGCCAGACAAAATTCTTGTTGCAGTTGCCCGCTGACTAATTAGTGCAGCAGAGGTTGGGGGAGAAATGGTATAAAGAGCACCACCAACAAAACTTCCACCAGAGGTGCTTTCGATGAGACCGATTTGCGTGCTGTTGACTCCAGTCAGTGTTCCATTGGCAAGGCGTAAATAGACTGCTCCAGTCCATGTTTGTCCTGTTGTTGCAACCCCGGCAATTCCTTCAATGCCAAATGCGATTGCATTAGGACTTGCAACGGTGGTGCCGTTAAACCGGTAGTCAATGTAGTTGATTCCGTTTTCAGTGCCTGTGCCGACGATGGTTTGCGTCAGCCCGTTGCTCTGAGTTGTGACGTATCCCCAGTTAGTTGGGTTGGTCCCCGGCGTCCCAGCCACAGCCCCCACCATCGTGTTGTTGCGAACGCTGTTCGTCCTCTGCTCCTCCACCAGCAGGCCAAGGCTTTCGCCGGTCGTCGGGTTGTGGTCGAACCGTGGGGCAGAGTTGATCGTGCTGGTGGTTGGGATGTACTCTCCGACCGTGCTGGACTGCTCTAGTTGGGCGCCCCAGATGTAGATGCCGCTGGTTCCGTCGCCAGTAGACAAAGCATTATCTGCATTTGTTGCATAAATACGTTGTCGGGCAGCAGTCGCACCAGTTCCCGTGGTTCTTGTAACGACGCAACGATACCAACCGCCAGATACATTTTGAATCGTTGCAGTAACGTTGGCATCCGTTGTACCTACAGAGCCTGTTGCTAAAATAAAATATGCG